CGCTGATCGTCCGAGAGGCTAGTGCCTTCCATCCCGATAGCCTTGTACTTGCCGGACTTGATGACCTCCATCTTGACGCCGTCCATCGCGTAGGCTTCGGAGACATCGGGGAAGGCCATATAGACTCCGACCGAACCGATTTCTGCGGACTTGGTGATATTGAAGCGCTTGGCTTGCGAGCCAAGGTAATAGGCAGCGGAAAGACAGGCTTTCTCGCAGTAGGATTCGCAGTACTTCGGCATCGTGCGGATCTTCTCAGCCAGCTCGTCGAGACCGTCGGTGCTACCGCCGGGGGAATCGAAGTCCAAGACCACTTTCTCGACCGTGTGGTTGGCAAGCGCCTCGTCGATATTGGCGGAGATGTCTTCGACGTCCACGCCATTGCACATCTTCTCGATGTCCGATAGTCCGCGTCCGATGACACCCTTGACCGGGATGACGGCGGTCTTGCCGACAATCTCCATCTTGGGCTGTTCGCCAAACATCATCTTTAGGATTTCGGAGACCTCGGAGGCCTTGGTGTCCGTGGTGACCTCAAGCGCCTGGAAGCGGTCGATGTGGGACTTGGCGATAGATGGGTGGATCATCAGAGGCCGACCGGTCTTCATCGCTTTGATAAGGTGTCGCATATGGTATAAAAAATAAAAATAAAACTGGTTACCCCTGTGGGTCTTCCAGTTCGTCGGATTCGGCGTCGTCCTTCTCGGTCTGTGTCTCTACGGACACGTCTGCGCTGGACTTCTCGTCCAGGTCTTCGTCCACATCGACTTCCTCGCCTTCGGCTTCCTTGGGTTCTTCCCCGGTGATATCCTGTAGCGCCACATTGGTGGGCTTGATAATCATCCAGAGAGGGACGTCGTATTCCTCCGCCATATCCTTCATTAGTTTGGCTTCAATGGCGCGACGGCGAACCATCGTGGAGAAGTGTTCGCCTTCTTCCAGGCAGTTGTCTCCAATGGTCTTGAGACCGAACTCGATGTCGGCACGGTTCTGGGCAGCATCACGGCCGGCATCGACGGTGACGGACTTAGGAGTCGTCCAAAGAACCTTGTGCCAATGTTCGCAGGAACGAGCGTTCGTGCAGTTGATGGCGTCGCCGATCACATAGCCCCAGACAGGAGTGAGGAGTCGGTTCATCAGCACGGACTGGAAGTGTGCAAATTTGCGCGCTGCCTTGGCAACGATGAGACGCATTGAAGCACCGCCGGCCTTCGCCGGATCGTGGACGAATTCGTAAGGAAGGATGCCAGCCAAGGAGTCTCGGATAAGATGCTCCATAAATCCGTTGAACGTCGGATTAGGGCGGTTGGACATAAAGGACTCCAGTTTCTCGCCGGGGGCGAGCGCTAGAATCTTACCGCCAATAAAGGTCGAAGCCTCGTCCGGGTTGGTAACGCCATCATTCCACGACTGTGGCTTCATACCAAAAGCCTCAAAGTCAGACTGTGCGCCGTCGAACTGGGCAGTCTCTCGCGTGAGGGTGCGAACGATGTCGCTATTCATCTTCACGGCAAACTTCTCCAGGCTGATGATTTCCAGCATATCAACGATGTTATTGATCGAGTGCTGAAGGGGGCTGTAAGCGCGAGCGCCGGAAGCGACTTCCGGCTCAAAGATATGCAGGACTGCCCCGGCAGGAACACGACGGCTAGAGCCGTCAGAACGAAGGATATTGTACCATTCCGGCTTGCCGTACTTTCCAAACTTAATGCCGTCGGTCTCGTCGGGAGGAGGAGCGCCACTCTGCGCGCTAGACACTCGGTGGGCTTCGATGATTTGGAGCTTGGGAGATCCAGCCTGGTCTCGCGTCTTGATGATGAAGCATTCGCCGTCACGGTAGACGAGGCGGGTTACGATATGCTGAAGTTCGTAGAAATTGAAACGCCCGGTGATGTCACAGGGGTTAGTAGCCCACTCGTCAAAGTAATCTTCGTATTCCTTGTCTAGATGGGACGAGCCTGTACGAGCCGTAGCCTTGATGCCACCTCCGACGCTGTAGAGCGCCATATCGGACAGAACCTGCCGGATGATGCCGGAGTTCAGCTCCATCCAGCGCATCTTGCGCGTGGTTTCCAGACGGTCGAAGACCGTCATCGTCTTCTTGAAGTCGGTCGGCCACGATGACCAAATCCAAGAACGCTTGTTGCTGAACTTGGCGGACTCGAAATTAGAGAAGATGCCAGGGCCGCCAGTAGCCTGTTTCTTCAGAGGAGTGGAACCGCCAGTCTTGCCGGGGTTCTTTCGGGTAGTCTTTTTGCGCGCCATAGGTGTCAGAGTCCTCGGAAGTTATTCAATAGATTGCCCACTCGGCAACGGTCAATTGAACCATAAACTTCGGGCAACTTAATCTGCAGCGCATATCGGCATTCCAGCAGGATGGTCGGGGGGTCAATCGGCCAGTCCTTGCGGATGTCCGTACCAGAATCCCGGTACTCCATAATGGTCTTCCCCTCCTTGACGAGTGCGACGGCTTTAGCCTTGATCTCTTCGATATCGACTACGTCCAAGGTCATAAAGATGCCCTTGGGGGAGGTAGACCCACGATAATGCACGAATGCCATATGTCTTTGCCATCGGTCAAAAGGATAGCCTGTCCGCTACCAACAACGACACCGCTTGAGAGCCACCCAGGCGAATTATAGCGGACAGGCTACTCCTTCACCTTTGGCTTATCTTCGGCATTGTCAACAGTCTTCTCGTCGGTCGCGTTCTTGTTCTTACCCCTACCGACCAGTTTAGCCATCAAGGCCGGCAGGATTCCCATAGTTTCACAGTCCCAGATATGGTTAGGCCGCTCGCCGATTTGAACCCAGACTGGCTTCCCGGCATCCGTTGTCGTGCGGTGTTCGGACTGCATCTGCTTGCGGTACTCGTCCCCGGCATCTTGGGCGTAGGTGTGGTGTCCCAATCGGCGTAGCCGGGTAAGGGTATCCTTTAGCACCAGATTGGAGTACATAAACATTCGGCAGGACTGCTTGCCGACTTGGATGATCTTCGCTGGGGCGTAGGGGCGGTAGGCCACCTTCAACCCATAGGGGGTCTGGACTCGCCAAGGGAACTCATTGTTGCCGGAGCCTTTCGTAGCGTTCCAGCCGTTGGTAGCGCAATTACGATAGACTTCGTCCATATTCGGGCCGTCGCCGGAGTCCACAAAGACGAAGTTGGGGCTTACCTTGTGCTTGATCTGTTCAGCTCGCACCTGCTCCCAAGTGTCCACATACCCCCACCAAATTAGCCTGGACTTGCCTTCTACGCTCCAGGAGCGGACAAGGCAGAAGAACCCCTTTCGCTGTACGTCCACCGTGAGGAAGCGGAGCTTGATGAAGTTGGATGTGGTCAGCATCTCCTCCGTGTAAGGCGGAGGGGTAAGGCGACCTTGGTAGTTCGCCCCCTCATCCAGCCAGTCTTCCAACATCATATACCCGCTGGGTAGTACTTCTCCCCCACCGTCGTCCGGATCGTCGCTCCAGGGCAACGCTAGGCGCTTCTGCTTGAAGTCCCGGCGCTTGGTCTCGTCACCCCCTCCGTCGAAGGCTTGAGCTGCCTCGATGCACTCAACGGCTAGGTCTCCCCAAGAAAGCCCCCAAAGCATAGACAGGGCATTGAAGTGGAAACCCCGGCGACCTTTGGGTGCGGAAGGATTGAGGGGGACATACTCGGCGGTGGCAGCCATCTCTGCTCGGACGCTGTTGCGGTCGAGATAGGAGTGTTTGCAATGCTTGCACTCGTAGGTCGTGCCGGCCTTGACCTTGTCTAGATCCCAGCCGTTGGCTGTCTTGGCTTCCTCCGGGTACTTAATCTGCACCCATTCAAAAGGCTGGCGGGTGTTGCACGACACGCAGGTGAACGACCATTCGCCCCGGTCTGTGGAATAAAATAAATCTGTGAACTCATCCCCATCCACGCCCCCCTGCGAAACGAACACGGACTTGCCCTGCCAAGTAAACGCCGTGCGTCGTGCAAGCGCTTGCTTGAGGTGACCTTTAGGCCATTGCCAGCACTCGTCACCACCCAAGAAACGAATGGATCGGCGTTGGAGATTGCGCTAATTGTTCGCACCTAGCACCCACGTCACATTGCGTTCAAACTGGGTGGTGTGCCACTTGCTACGATCAATCTGGGAAATGCGAGCCTTGGTGGACGGCGTGTTATCCCAGAGCGGACGGAGTCTTGTCTGCTGCCAGTCCTGTGCGTTCAAGTCCACGTCCTGGAGCAGGAGCATCGGGCCGGGTGTGCGCGACGGCACGAAGGCAGACCACAGCTCCAGCACCATAGACTTGCCGGACTGGACGTTGCCCATCACGACGATGGTCTCGACCTCCGGGTCTTGGAGCGCGCGGAGGATAGGCGCAAGATATGGAGTTGACTCTATGCGGAACGGCCCCGGTTGTGGGGAGTAAGGCACATTCTTGATGTTCTTCTCCAACCAGTCGATGATGTCACCGTCCGGGTCTGGCGCGAGCAGACTCCGAAGGGTGTTCTCAAACAGGGTCTCCGTCGGATTGGATTTCATCTGGTTTGTCTGTTGCGACCTCTTCCTTCGGAGTTTCCAGTACCACGATTTCCTGTACGGCCTCCTTGGCATCATCGGACTGACCCGCCAATCGGTTTAGGATATTGGTGATCTCCGTATCGATGGCTTTCATCGCCGTGCCTGGAGAATCCGGGTTAGCCTTGACGGCAATCTTCGTGGACAACTGGGTGAGTTCGTTGCGGATGGATAGGATGACCTTGCCAAATCGCTCGATGGCGGTCTGCGTCTTGATATACTCTCTGGCAGCGATGTTGCGCGCGTGAAGTTCGCGTTCCAGAGCGACGAGGGTCTTGACCAGCTTGTCGTAGGTGGCGTAGCTCTTGGACTGATTCGGGTCTTCGTTGCGAAGATCACGGCGGTACTGCTCGTAGGCTTCTGCCTTCAGTTGGCGGTGCTTCTCGACGATGGCTGCGAAGTCCTTGTCGGAGTCGTCCACCTGCTGGTCTGGCGTGAGGTTCTGATCCCGGCGCGCGGAACGCTCATTGTACCAAGCCTCTGCTTCCTCGATACTGTTGGTGGGCATCCCCGAACGGATGAATCCGTTGATGGTCTGGCGCGCGAGTCCTAGTCGCTCGGCGATGTCTACAGGTCTGACGCTCATTTCTTCTTGGTCATAGCCCTCTGACGAATCTTGTCACAGGTTGATTCAGTCCGCATATAGATGCTTGGTGCGATGCCTAGGCGCTTCTGGACTTTCTTAACGCGCCAAGAAATGGTCGCTTTGGAAACTCCGTACTTCTTGGCGACATCAGCCATCGACTTGTAGTTTCGGTATCCAAGGGCGATGCGGACGCAGTCGTTGTTCATCATCACCTTCGGCTCGAAATCGCAGTCGAAGGCGTCGATGACCTTGGCGATGATGGAGGCGAGTGATCCGTAGACGCCGGCCTTGCCGTCCTCGTCCTTGCGGAAAAACTCCTGCATCGACAGGCGGTTCTCGTAGGAGTCGCCGTAGATGTAGCGATGGGGCAGAGGAGGCTCGGCGTTGGTCGGATTGCCTGGATCTACCCCGGCTGCCTTGAGCGCCTCAAGCTCCGCCGGGTGGATCCGTGCGATGAACTTCTTCCACTCCGCTGACAGGGCGTCGCTCACGGATTCTTGAACTTCTCTAATTGGTGGAGTACGAGCGTGAGTTCGGCAGCATCCTCGACCAGCCACTTCGCCCTATCCTTAGCCTTCTTGGTCAGTTTGTCGCTGGCTTGGGCGGCCATATATGCCTCGATGAGGTGCTGCGCGACGTTGGATACGACCTCTTTCGAGGCGTCGAGCTGCTCCAGTTCGGAAGTCGTGAATCTCAAGGCGAGGTCAACTTGGAGGTATTATACCCGGCGGTCAATGAATTTCACCGACGGTGTACATCGAGTTCTTGTCCTTGATGAAAAGGCCACGCCCGATGCAGAGCCGGACTAGACACCAGGCGCGGGTGGAGTTCAAGTCCTCGCCGTAGACGGAGTTCCAGTTCTCGGCGACCTGATCTCTGAGCCGGGTGGCGGGCATCGGTTCGGTCGGGAGCATATGGGTGATCGCCTGTACCTGGCGCACCCGCTCGTCGGCCTTCATGATCTTGGCGGTGTTGAGGGCGTCCAGGTGGGAGGACATCGCCTCCCGCTTGTCGCGCCACTTAGCTCGCCAGTAGTTGGCGTAGTGGGGCCGGCGCTTCTTGTGTTTTGGGTCGTTGTTCATCGTGAGGGGGGAGGGGGAGGAAGAGAAAGGGACTCCTTTCGTAGTCCCCGAAGGGAGACGTACAGAAAGGGGAAGGGCGATAGCCCGACCTTTCTCAATATTACTATATAAGGCGCTAGCCTTATGTAATATTATGTTGGGATATATGAAATGCTATATGCTGGGATATATGCAAGTCACAGATATACCGACGTATATCAAGAACAAGCATTTTCTGCACAATACCCCCGCCTTTTTTCCGGGGTGCAGCGTCTCCGACGCCC